ATTTTTGTTAAATAAATAGCTGTTTGTCTTGGTCTTACAAGATATCTTGATCTTCTAGAAGAAAGCATTTCATTTTTACTAATTTTAAAAAATTTACAAACAAAGATGTTAGAAAGAGAATCTATGAAGATCAACGAGACCAGATAGAACAAGATATGTCACCTTTTGGTTTTATTATGGATGGTTTGGATGATGATACATTTGTGGATGCAGAGGGTGATACATGGAAAATAGATAATGGAACTTTGGAATTAGATAGATTAGCAGGAACTCCTGGTAATTGGAATGGTGATGAATATGGAGATAGATCTTATATGTGGGAATATAGGTAAGTGGATACTAAGAAACAAGTTATTGACCTTATAAGGTTTGTTATCTTTTTTCAACTAGCAATAGTAGGAGCAACTATATTTGGTTGCTTTATGCCTGGTAAGGTATGTGATTCTGATGTTAAACAGCATATTGCTAATATGATGACTGTCATAACTACTTCAACATTTGCCTTATATGCAGCAGAAAAATAATGGAATTAGATAATCAAATAAGATTAGGACATTTATTACTTTCTGATAGAAAATGTAGAGTATGTGGAGAGACTAAAAATTTAATAGATGGGTTTTATTTAACACGTAAAGATAGAGGGACATTAGCATCTGCATATTCTTATGAATGTAAGGTATGTACTGTCAGGAGAATTGTAGATACTAGAAAGAAAATTAAACCTCATGCAGATTGGAATTATCCAGATTGGTAGTGTTCATGGATTGTTTCCCCAATGAAAACATCGAAAACAATAAATATTTTCAGATAAACTGAGACGAGGCTAGACAACATGGCGACTCCACAATTATCTCCTGGTGTATTAACTAGAGAGGTGGATCTGACTGTAGGGAGAGCAGAAAATGTATTAGATAATATTGGCGCCATTGCTGGTCCATTTGAAATTGGTCCTATTGATGAAGCTACAGACATCACAACAGAAAACCAATTAATTAATACATTTGGTAAGCCCATTTCTACTGATGCTCAATATCAGTATTGGATGACAGCATCTTCTTTCCTTTCATATGGAGGAGTGCTTAAGGTAGTAAGAACTGATGATGACGATCTAGTTAATGCTAATGGCAATAGATCTCATGAGACTGTAGTTACTGATCTTAAGATTAAGAACTATGATGACTATGTGGCAAACTATGCTGGTGTAGGCCAGACATTTGGTTATGCTGCTAAGACACCTGGTACTTGGGCAAACAATCTTAAGGTTTGTACTATAGACAACTTTGCAGACCAGACAATTGGTATAGGAACCACTACTGGTGTATCAGTAGGTATGGGTATTACAACTCCACTTACTGCTCAAATCATAGCAGGTGCTGGAGATACTTCAGAATTTACTGGATATCTTAAAGGTATTATTACAGGAATGGGTTTAACAACAATTGATGTTAAGATAACCAATAGGGTTACTACTGCTGGTGTTTCAACTGCAATTACATATGCTCAAGGAGATCAAGCAAGATCTATTATAGCAGGAAATAATGTTAGCGTTATTAATTCTTCTGCAGTTGGTATTGCTACCTTTGCTACAGTTGGAGGAAATTATGTTAAAGATTGGTATGATCAACAAACATTGGGTCTTACTAACTCTACTGTTTATTGGAAATCTTTATCTCCTAGACCATATACTTCTCAGTGGGCAGAAGATAGATCTGCTAAGAATGATGGAATCCATGTAGTAGTTGTAGATGATGATGGTACAGTAACAGGAATTCAAGGAAATATTCTTGAGAAGAGTCTTAATCTTTCTAAGGCAAAGGATGCAGTTTCATCTGAAAATGCACCTCAGAAGATATTCTACAAAGATTATCTTGCTCTTTATTCTAAGTATGTCTATACAGGAGATGATCCTTCTGATGGTTCAGATGGAAGTGTAGCAGCATCAGACTTTAGTTCTTCCTATACTCCAATAACTACTGCTTCTGGTGGTTGGAATAGAAATGCTCAAGGTATTACTTTTGCTGTAGTTGGAAACAACACTTATACTCTTACTGGTGGTGTTGATTATTCTGCAACTAATGGATACACAGCTACCTTAGGTAATCTGATTACTTCTTACAATCTCTTCAAGAATAAGGATGAGATTGCAGTTGATTATCTACTTATGGGTCCTGGTCTTGGTGAAAAGTCAGAATCTCAAGCAAAAGCTGGTAGATTGATTTCTATTGCTGGAGAAAGAAAAGATTGTATGGCAGTCATTTCCCCTCATAGAGCAGATGTTGTAGATGTAACAAATACAGATACACAAACTGATAATGTAATCAAGTTCTATAGTCCATTAGCTTCCTCATCATACGCAGTATTTGATACTGGATACAAATACACATATGATAGATTCAATAACAAGTTCCGTTGGATACCAACTAATGGTGATGTTGCTGGATTAATGGTAAGAACAAGTGTTAATTCTTATCCTTGGTTCTCACCTGCTGGTCAGCAGAGAGGAATCTTGAATAATGCTATTAAACTGGCTTATAACCCAGATAAAGCACAAAGAGATCAACTATATCCATTAAGAATTAATTCTATAATTAATCAACCTGGAACTGGTATTATGCTCTTTGGAGATAAGACTGGTTTAGGTTATGCATCTGCATTTGATAGAATCAATGTTAGAAGATTATTCCTAACAATTGAGCAAGCACTACAAAAAGCAGCAGAAGCACAACTCTTTGAACTTAATGATCAAGTAACAAGAGCAAACTTTGTTAACATTGTTGAACCATATCTAAGAGATGTGGAAGCTAAGAGAGGACTTTATGGATTCCTAGTCATTTGTGATGAGACAAACAACACTCCTGATATTATTGATAATAATGAATTCAGAGCAGACATCTTCTTGAAGCCTGCCAAGTCAATCAACTATGTTACTCTTACATTTGTTGCCACCAGAACTGGTGTTAGCTTTGAAGAAGTAGCAGGTCGAGTTTAACTTATTAAATCTAAATAACAAAAGGAGATTTTAAAAAATGGCAGTAATCCCACAGAGAACGATTTCTCAATTTAAATCCAAACTGATTGGAGGCGGTACTCGCCCCAATCTGTTTGAGGTGCAAGTCAACTTCCCAGATGGTGTAGACCTTGGTATTCAAGGTGATGGTGGTGGAGAGTTTGATGGAGATAGATTTAGATTTTTATGTAAAGCAGCACAATTACCTGCATCTAATGTAGCAAACCTTGAAGTTCCTTTTAGAGGACGTGTTCTTAAAGTTGCTGGAGACAGAACTTTTGATCCTTGGTCTGTTACAGTGATTAATGATCAAGATTTTGGTCATTATAGAGCATTCCAAGCATGGGCTCAGAACATTGCTCAGTATGGAGATTCATCAGGTTTAACTGATCCTTCATCTTACATGGGTAATGCTACAGTCTATCAACTTGGTAGAAACGCAGCTAGTACTCAAGGATCTAATAGTCCTGCTACTGATAGTAAAATTCTTGCTCAGTATAAGTTTGTGGATATTTTCCCAACTACAATTGCAGCAATTGATCTATCATATGATACAACTGATACAATAGAAGAATTTACAGTTGACTTCCAAGTACAATACTGGTATCCTGAAAGAGCAGGGGCTGGAGCCTAATAAATAAAACATAAAGGTTAACTTTTAATAATGGCAAGGTTATTTGGATTTTCTATAGAAGATACGGAAAAGATACCACCTGGTGTGGTATCTCCCGTACCTGAGAATAATGCAGATGGTTCAGACCACTATTTGACTAGTGGTTTTTTTGGATCGTATGTAGATATTGAAGGAATCTATAGAACTGAATTTGATTTAATTAAAAGATATAGAGAAATGGCACTGCATCCTGAAGCGGATAGTGCGATTGAAGATATTGTAAATGAAGCATTAGTTTCTGATAGTAATGATCAACCAGTACAGATAAATTTAGATCATTTAAATGCTAGTGATGGTATAAAGAAAAAGGTTAGAGAGAATTTTAAATTTATATTAGACTTATTGGATTTTGATAAGAAAGCACATGAAATCTATAGGAATTGGTATGTAGATGGTAGACTTTTTTATCATAAAATTATAGATATAAAAAATCCAGAAGCAGGTATACAAGAGTTGCGTTATATTGACGCAATGAAAATTAGATATGTAAGGCAAGAAAAGAAGAAGAAAGGAGATAATAAATTTGTCAATGCCAATACAATTACAGGATTAAACACTGGTAATCCTATGGATTATGAGTTTCCTGAACTAGAAGAGTACTTTGTTTATACTCCAAAACAGGTATATCCTACTCAAAGTCCAGCCGCAATGGGTGGAAAAGGTGCAATTAAAATTGCAAAAGACTCTATAACATACTGTACGTCTGGATTAGTTGATAGAAATAAGGGATCAACTCTATCATATCTTCATAAAGCAATTAAATCTCTCAATCAATTACGTATGATTGAGGATAGTTTAGTAATATACAGATTATCAAGAGCACCAGAACGTCGTATTTTCTACATTGATGTAGGAAATCTTCCAAAGCAAAAAGCAGAACAGTACCTCCGTGAGGTAATGTCTCGCTATAGAAACAAGTTAGTATACAACGCAGATACAGGAGAAATAAGAGATGACAGAAAATTTATGTCAATGCTCGAAGACTTCTGGTTACCCAGAAGAGAAGGAGGACGAGGTACTGAAATCACTACGCTCCCAGGTGGACAAAATCTTGGAGAACTTGAAGATGTCAAGTACTTCCAAAAGAAACTCTACCGAGCACTAAACGTTCCAGAGTCACGGTTAGAATCCGACTCAACATTTAATTTAGGTCGTGCTGCTGAGATCACACGAGATGAAATTAAATTCCAAAAGTTTGTCACTAGGTTAAGGAAGAAGTTCAGTTCATTATTCCACGACCTACTTAAGACACAATTAGTTCTGAAAGGTATCATCAGTCTTGAGGACTGGGATGATATGTCAGAGCACATCCAGTACAACTTCATTGCTGACAACTACTTCGCTGAACTGAAGGAGAAAGAGATGCTTACTGAGCGTCTAAACCTAGTCACTGCAATGGATCCATTTGCTGGCCGTTACTTCTCACTTGAATATATCCGTCGTCATATTCTTAGACATACTGACGCAGAGATCAATGAGATTGACGAACAGATTGAGGATGAAATCGAGAAGGGTGTCTTACCA